TACAGCAGGGTGCCTTCTTCTTCCAGACGGTCCAGCACCTCCGGGGACGGATGTCCGTAACTGTTTATTCCTCCTCAGAGAGTGATACAATCCCACTCTGAAGCAAAGATTCACCCCCTTTTATTGATGAAAAGGTCAAGATAAAAGGCCGGAATTTCCGGTCCTCCAGAACTGAAAAGTGCGGTTGAGCTGATGCTTGTATCGCTTTCGGATAATGTGCTTTTGGGACTGATGGAAAATAATACTGAATTGTGATATGGTTGAAACCGATATAAACCTTTTGCAGCGCTTGCAGCAGCAAGGCTCTATAAAACTGGTCACCAGGTAGGCACTGGATAGGAGAATTGCAAAGCAATGAAAAAATTCACTCGAATTCTTTTGGTCGTATGTGTTGTTATTTGGGTCCTGGCATGTGCAGGTAGTTATGTTATTTTTTTCATTTCCGCATTGCTAGATTTATCTTTGGGGACGCTCTTTTCAGTTTCACTAGGTCTTGTGATAGGTTCTGTTCTTGTTCTGCTCCCTACTATAGGACTGCTTAAAGCTTTACTGAAACCAAGGTACAATTCTGATCCATTTATCATTACAAATTTTGGAGTTTTGGGACCGTCCTTTGTGCTATGCTGGATCCCTTTTACATTGATTGAACCTTATTTAGATGAAGGCCTGGGACTAATGATCCTACTGTTTTTATTATTTCTTTCCTGGATGTTTTTTTCTTGGGTTGCCGATGAATGGATCAAAGAAAAAAAGAATGGGAGATGATGCGGTTCAACATTTATAAGAGCAGAAAACGGATCCTTTATCCCCAATAGAGCGTGATACAGTAACCGCTGCTCAGCAAGTATGGACCCTTTGATCCCGCAATAAAAGGCCGGAATTTCCGGCCCTCGAAAAATGAAAAGTGCGGAAGATCTTCTCTCCCGCACTTACTCTATTACCTTGACTTTGTATCCACCTTTGAAAGTCACCGTCACTTTTTCTTTTGAATGGACCGTGATGCTTTCGACCATTCCGCCCCATAGATTCTCGTCAAAATCTATCTCTGCTTCATTCATCTGCCAGAGCAGGTCTATGAAATGGCCTATGATCTTGTCTGCCGCTTTCGCTTTTGCTATCTGTTCAGTCAGTTCGGTGTGCCTTCTCTTTCTCTCCTCGTACCTTTCCATCAGCTCCCGGTAGCGCTTTTCGTAGTCTGACTGGTCCTGGGCGATCCGGGCATTCTCAGCTATCAGCAGCTGCAGCCTTTCAGAGAGTGAATCGATCTCCGCTTCCAGCCCCACCAGATCGCTTTCAGGTCCGGCCACGTCCGCTGCCGTAGATCTAAGTATCTCCATGTCTGCGATAACGGAATCCTTGCCCCTGATGAGCTTTTTCAATGCCCTGATAAAGAATCCCTTTATCTCGTCCTCGGATAAGCTCGGTGTGCTGCACTTCTGTTTTCCGACCTTTTTGTATTTGCTGTTGCACCTCCAGATCATCCTCCGGTACTTGTCATTGGAGTGCCAAACTTTAGGCCCGTAAAAACTGCCGCAGTCTCCGCAGATGATCTTTGATGAAAATATGCTGCCCCCGCTGTAGCCGGATCTCCTGCCCTGCCTTCTTTTGATCTCTGCCTGGACCAGTTCGAACGTCTGCGGGTCGATGATCCCCTCGTGATGCCCCTCGACATAATACTGCGGGACCTCACCGTTGTTCTCGGCGACCTTTTTGGAAAGAAAATCCACCGTATAGGTCTTTTGCAGAAGGGCGTCTCCTTTATATTTCTCGTTCTGCAGGATGCTGCGGACTGAATCAGCATACCACCGCTTCCCGCCGTATGGCGCCGGGCGCCCCATCCCCTCGAGCCTTTTCGCGATCGTAAAACTTGAGAGGCCGCTCAGGTAGAGCCTGTATATCAGGCGCACTGTCTCTGCCTGTTCTTCGATGATGGTAAACCCGGGACCGTAGCCCAGGAAATGGCTGTATGCTACGCTGGCCTTTCCGTCCGCAAAGCGCCTGCGCTGCCCCCAGGTGGTGTTCTCCGATATGCTCCGGCTCTCCTCCTGGGCCAGTGAAGACATGATCGTAATCAGCAGTTCCCCCTTCGAATCGAGCGTCCAGATATTCTCCTTCTCGAAATATACCTCGATCCCCTTTTCCTTAAGTTTCCGGACGGTGGTCAGGGAATCGACCGTGTTGCGGGCAAACCTACTGACTGATTTTGTTATGATGAGGTCCAGCTTGCCGTCCAGGGCATCATCGATCATCTGGTTGAAGCCATCGCGGTGCTTCGTAGATGTAGCTGAGATGCCCTCGTCCGCGTACATGCCGGCAAAGACCCAGTCATCACGGCCCCGGATGTATTCCGTATAGTATTTGACCTGCGCCTCATAGCTCGTCGCTTGTTCCTCGTGGTCCGTTGATACTCTTGCGTATCCGGCGACCCGCTTCTTCCTTGTCCGGGTGACGGGCTCTGCTGTGAACTTCTGCCGTGATGCAGGTATGTACTTTACTTTCTTTGCCATATCCTTTTGTCTCCTTCTCTGAACGTAAATATGATCCTGTCTCTGTAGATATCTGCTCTTTCGACCTTACAGTAATATTCCATCTCGAAGTTCTGATTGGCCCCAACCGCCCATTTACCAGCTTCTATAAGCTCCGTTTCAGTCAGGATCCTGTTCCTGCAGCAGTCCCTGTCGGTTTTCTTTGCGCTGCAGGTCCAGCACTCTCTTTTCCCCGAACGCATCCTTACTGCCTTGCCGCCGCACTCCCCGCAATAAGTCCTCCTCGAGAAGCAGGATCCAGGGAATTTCCGGACGCAGGTCTTTACCTTTCCGCTCTTCATATGGATGTCGATGTGTTCGTCAAAGAGGACGATCTTTTCGACGCTGTCTATAGCCGGGGCCATCTTCTCAAGTTCGCTTTCTCTTATAGGAAGAAGATCGCATTGTTTTGACTTACGCCGGCTGCATTCGATCCTGGCTTTATCCTCGCTGTCGCGTTTATGCTTCACGTGGCTGCAGGCATAACCGCACTTGCCGCATCTGACCAAGCCAGCAAACCTCGTCTTCTCGTACCCGTAGTTATCGGCGGCCTTCGCTCTTGCCAGTATCCGCTCCTGGACTGCTTCAAATTCTTCCTTCGTAACTATCGGGTCGTGGTCCTCTTCGACCTCGAATCTCGCCGCTTCACCTTGGTTCCTTCTGACCTTTCCAACAGAGGGGGAATAATACTGCTGCAGGATGATATCTCCCGTATACATGCGGGAAGTCAATATCCGGCGGATCGTCGTTCTCGATATTGGTGCGCCCCTTAAAGCGGTAACTCCCTTTTCCCTGAGCTCTTTGGCAAGCCCATTGATGGATGCTCCGGCAAGGTACTTTTCATATATATAGCGTACCCATCCGGCTTCTTCTTCATTTATGAGCAGGTACTTGTTCTCCGCATCCCAGTCGTACCCAAAACTCCGAAGGGAAGTCGTCGGTATCCCCTGTTCGAACTTTTTCCTGACGGCCCATTTGCCGTTCCTGGAAATGCTCTCGCTCTCTTCCTGGGCATACGATGCGAGGATCGTGAGCATCAGCTCTCCGTCGCCGCTGAACGTACTGATGCCTTCCCGCTCGAACCGGACTTCGACCCCGATGTCCTTTAAGTGCCTGACGGCGGTCAGGGTGTCTATGGTGTTCCTGGCGAACCGGCTTATTGATTTCACCAGGATGAGATCGATCTTCCCTTCCTCGCAGTCGGCCATCATCCGGTTGAACTCTGGCCTCTTTTTGACCGATGTCCCCGTGATGGCTTCATCGACATAAACACCTGCATAGGCCCATTCGGGGTTCTTCTGGATCAGGCTGCTGTAGTAGCTGACCTGCGCGGAAAGAGAATGCAAAAGGTTCGCCGAGTCCATCGAGACTCTAGCATATGCGGCCACTTTTCTTCTCTGCTTTATGGCCGGCAGAGCTGGTCTTATCTTACTGATAGTCGCCATTCCAGGTCCTCCTTTCCGCTTACATATTCGCTAAATGATCCGCTCATAGCAAGCATTTATCGAGGCTTAAGTCGGTAAATAAAGTACCGAAAGTAGGCTTGTATTTTTGTCGCATTTTGGTATCAAATTCACGGTAGTCCTCCTCAGAGATCGTTCCTTCGTTAAGGAACTTTTTAGCGAAGCTCATGCTGATCTGGTAGCTCTGTTCGTTATCAAGTCTTCTTTTCATTATGTTCTCCGCCTCCGAACCGGTCAGCGATATAGCACTCATGGCAGCAGTATTTCCTGTGGTTGTTGCCATA